GTTCACCAAGTTTCATATTGCCGCCCCCCCCTCTCAGTTTAATTAATTATACACTTTTGTCATCATAATGTCAAGTATACTTAACGAAATTCACTGCTCAACATACTTGACATTTTGATTAGTGTTTAGTATAATCTAATCAATCACTAAGCGCACTAAGCAAAACATGGAGGTGATAAATCTGAGACATTGCATTAAGAAATTCCGCGAGGCAGCGGGGCTTAGCCAAACAGACTTAGCCCTGAAGAGCGGTGTTAGCAGAGCGACCATTTGGGCTCTCGAAACCGACAACGAGCACGTAACAACTACTAAAACACTAATCAAAATCGCGAAGGCACTAAGCGTAAGCGTAGAAAGCCTTTTCTCTCGCGAAGAGTAACGCCAACCACACACAAGGAGGTGCCCAATGTCAATGACCGTAGCAGAAATAAAGGCTAACCAGCGCACCTATCTTACGATGAACGATGTCGGAACGCTAATTGGCATCCGGCCAGACACGCTTTTGTGGCAAGCAAGGCAGGACCCCGGCAGACTGGGCTTCCCCGTGTGCGTAGCCGGAGATACGGTGAGGGTTCCCAAAGGAGCATTCCTTGACTGGTTACTCGGAAGCAGTAACCGTGCACCCGCTTAGTCGGGCGTATGCAGCATTGGTGTAAGTTGGCAACACATGAGTCTTCCAAACTCAGGTAACGGGATCGTCACCCGTATGCTGCTCCATGCGGACCGCATATCCGCAACATCTCCTTCTCTCACAGGAAACCATCGCGTCAGCGCACCCGCAGTAACACTGGGGCGATTTGCCGAGAACCTGATAGTCCGAACGGCGGTGGTTTCCGCTTATGGGTCATTAGCTCAGATGGTAGAGTAACGGATTTTTAATCCGGGCGGCCAAGGTTCGATCCCTTGATGACCCACCACCTTGTGCGAAGGGCTACCTGTTGTTTACGGCCTTTGGCGGGTACAAAACACAACAAAAGCCGGTTTTATGGGGTCTTTAGTTCAGTGGCAGAACAGGTGCAGCGTATCGCAAGATACACCCAGGGCACATAGTGCAGCAAGGGTACGCTCCAGGAGCGGGGTTCGAGTCCCCCGAAGACCCACCAGGTACATGTTGTTGCCTTCATCTTCATGTACTCCTCTTTGTGCCTGTACATCGGCGCCGTGTTGGGTGGTAGCAGCAGCGGTAAGGTGTACAAGTTGGTCAGAGTTTTCCGGCATTCCTGACCTAAACCTCAACAAAATGCCGGTTTACGGTCGTGTAACTCAGTTGGTTAAGAGTCCTGGCCTTATAAGCCATAAGCCCTAGCAAGGTACACGTCAGTTCGAATCTGACCGCGACCACCAGTTGCTTCTGTTACGGATTCAGAAGTGACCTCCTTTCCAAACTAGGCTATAAGCCGTACCCGTCTCCTAGTCACCTCGGGACCGGGTGCCCGGAAGCTGCATTGATGACTGGTACAAACATAATGCGGTTCTACATTCCGGGCTACATGCGGGCAGGGGATAAGGTTCCGGTTCAACTCCGGCGGCCCGCACCAGCCACTTTTTCTTCATGAAGAAGGGCCTCCTAAATAGGCTATAAGCCGAGCCCGCCGCCACTGATAACCAGGCTCGGGCGCCCGGCAGCCGCATGTACGAGTACCAGCAACGTGTGCGGTCATACATGCCGGGCTATTCATCAAAGATTCGAAATTTGCTGTGATAGCTCAATTGGTAGAGCGGTGTCTTTGTAAGTCACAAGTTCCGGGTTCGAGCCCCGGTCGCAGCTCCACCCCTGCTCAGGGGTAATTCCCTCTATGGGCTATAGGCCCGGCTCGCCAGCTACTCCTTGGCGGGTGGCTCCTGCCACGGCGTACTCCATCAGGGCATTGACACCATACCGATACGCTTACGGTGATATAAGGGGCCTTCAATTCCGATGATACTGGAGGATTGAATGATTAGAGAGGTTAAGACCAACAGCCACGAAGAATGGCTAGAGCTTCGAGGAAAGACCATAGGCGGCAGCGATGCCGGCGCCATTGCAGGATTGAATCCGCACCAGAGCGCATACAGCCTGTGGGCCGAGAAGATGGGCAAGGTTCCCGCATTTGAAGGCAATCTGACCACCGAGGTGGGCAGTTATCTGGAGGAATTCGTCGCCAAGCTGTTCGAGCGTGAAACTGGCAAGAAGGTGCGGCGCAAGAACTGCACAATGTTCAATGACGATTACCCTTGGGCGCACGCGAATGTTGACCGCGTTGTGGTTGGCGAAAACGCCGTGCTTGAGATAAAAACCACGAACAGCCTTACGAATGAGAAACTGATCGCGGGCGGAGATTATCCCGAGTCCTGGTACTGTCAGGCAATGCACTACATGGCGGTATGCGGTTTTGAGGTGGCGTACATTGCGGTCCTTATCAACTGCCGTGAGTTCAAGTATTTCAAGGTTGAATACGATTTAGACGAGGCTGAGACCCTTATGGGGCTTGAATCGGCGTTCTGGAAACATCTTCAGGATGGCACTCCGCCTCCGATGTCCGGCATGGAATGCGACACGGATGCACTTGAGACCATTTACGCAGAGAGTACCTCCGGTTCCGTAGAGCTGTTTGGCAGAGATGCGCTGCTGGATGAGTATTCGGATCTCGCTCGCAGAATAGACGAGCTTAAGCAGCGGCAGGACGCCATTAAGCAGCTTATATGTTCTGATATTGGTGATTTCGATACGGGCGTTGGCAATCGGTGGAAAGTCACCTGGAGGACGCAGCAAAAGCACACGTTTGATCACAAGAGATTTGCAGCAGACCACCCCGACGTGGATCTGAGCGGATATTACAAGGTTTCGACATCGAGACCTTTCAAAGTCAAAGAGATTTAAGAAGGGAGAAATGATATGGCAGGAAAGATTGCAAAAGCGGCAGAGACGGCGCCGGTTGCTACCGGCGGCAAGGCAACGCTTCAGCAGTACATCAAGAAGATGGAGGGCGAAATCGCAAAGGCATTGCCCAGCGTGATTACGCCGGAGAGATTCACCAGAATCGTTTTGAGCGCGGTCAGCACGAACCCGAAGCTGGCAGAGTGTACGCCTCAGAGCTTTATGGGAGCTATGATGACAGGTGCTCAGCTCGGTATGGAATGCAATACCCCGCTTGGACAGGCATACCTGATTCCCAGATGGAATGGCAAGAAGGGCGTGAATGAATGCTCTTTCCAGCTTGGCTACAAGGGCATGATCGACATGGCCTACCGCAGCGGCGAGGTAAGCACCATTGCAGCTCACGTGGTTTATGAAAACGATGAGTTCGAATACGAGCTTGGCCTTGAGCCTGTTTTGAAGCACAAGCCGGCAAAGAGCAATCGCGGAGAACCGGCCTATGTATACGCTACCTTCCACACCAAGGACGGCGGATACGGCTTCGAAGTGATGAGCATGGACGATGTTCGAGAACATGCTAAGAAGTTCAGTGACGCCGTAAAGAACGGCAAGTTCAGTCCCTGGACAACCAACTTCGAAGAAATGGCGAAGAAGACGGTCCTGAAGCGTTGTCTGAAGTACGCTCCGATGAAGACCGATTTTGCCAGAGCACTTGCTGCGGATGAAACCGTGAAGAACACCATCTCCGCGAACATGTTTGATGAACCGGCAGAGTACATCGACATCACCGATATGAACGAGGAGCCGATGGAGGCCACCGTATCTGAAGGTGGTGAGGCGGGTGCCGAACAGAATCATTAAAGAATCGCTGCTAATCAGCGAGAAGATTTCAGAACTCAAGGATTTTGATTTTAGGCTTTGGATCAGCTTGGTCCTGTTAGCTGATGACTACGGATGCGGGGATGCAAGGCCGGCCATCATCAAAGGTCGGGCCTTCCCCCTGCGGGATCGCCTTACGAATAAGGATATCGAAAGCTCGCTCGGAAATTTGGCGGCTGCTAGCTGCGTCAACCTCTACGAAGTAGACGGGAGGCCCTACTATCAGTTCCCGAACTGGAGTCAGCATCAGAGAGTCCGAAATGCTAAGCGCAGATTCCCGCAGCCTGAATCAGCAGATTGCGCCAATGTTGTACATTTCGCCGCAAGTTGCGGCGAGTTGCGGCCTGAATCCAATCCAATCCAATCCGAATCCAATCCGAATACGAATCCAAACGCGTACGCGTGCGAAGACGTCCGCCCCGATTTCAACACGGTTGAGATTTATGCAACGAGCAATTTGATGCATATGAGCCCCAGAAACATGGACGAACTGGTGGATTTCAAGAGCGATTTGCCGGATGAACTGATTCGGTACGCCATCGACGAGGCTTGTGGAAATGGCTCCAGGCGTTGGAATTACGTCAAGGCGATCCTTAACAGCTACATAGAGCGCGGATTCAAAACCGTGGGAGAGGTGAAGGCCTACGAAGAGGCCAGGAAGGCCAGCAAGCAACAGCCCGCTGCCGTGCCGCAACCCAAGGTGAAATTCCTTGATTGAGGTGCATCATGAGTGATTTTTATAACCTGGACGCAGAGCGAAGCGTATTAACGCTATTCTCGCTGGGCAAGTTCGATAAGTTCGTTGGCGACTTGGAGCCGCAGGATTTCTATGACCCAGACCACAGACAGCTATTCACGGCAATGAAGGCTGTCGTGCTCGACCACAAAGGCGTTAATCTTCCCGCTATTGCTGAAAGCCTGACTAGACTGTATGGCACGGATGAACTCGCTATGAAGCTCATGTCGATAACGTCCGAAGTTCAGCGCATGCAGATGAACACCGAGTTCACGCTCAAGCAGAACATCGAAATCCTCAAATCTCAAACGATGCGACGCTCTCTGTATGACATTGTGAGCGCTGCGAGGGACGAGCTTCTGGATGGCACCAACGACACGCAAAACGTGCTGGAAAAGACAAGACAGAGCTTGAGAGACATGCTGGTAACCGGGCACACCTGGAAAACAATGTCTGAGGTCCTGATGAACACCTTTTCGCAGTTGGAACGTAGGGCCAAGGGTGAGGAAAAGTCTATCCCGAGCGGAATTCCGAAGTTAGACAAATATACCGCTGGTATTCACAAAGGTGAACTCACTGTTGTCGGCGCAAGGCCGGCGGTAGGCAAGTCTGCGCTCGGTGCTCACATGGCGCTTTCGGCAGCTAAAGCGGGATACAAGGTGGCGATATGCAGCCGGGAAATGAGCGACGTGCAATACGGCACTAGAGTTCTGGCTAGAACGGCAGAAATCAGGAACCACGCTTTGCGAAACGGAAGTTTCAGCCCAGAGGAGTGGGGACAGATTACCGAGGCTATGATGCTGCATGGCGGCTTGCCGGTGGAATTCATGTTCTCCACCCGCTACATTGAGGACCTGCGCATGGAAGTGCAGAAGAAGGTGGACGGAGACGGTCTTGACCTTCTGGTAGTGGACTACATGCAGTTGATGCAGAGCAAACAGAAATTCCACAAGGATTTCGAGCGCATCGCCTATGTATCCAAGATGCTGAAAGATATGACGATAGACCTGAACATTGCCATTATTGCGCTAGCTCAGGTAGGACGCGCAGCACAGGGTGACATGCCCACGATGGCAGAACTTAGAGGTTCCGGCGACATTGAACAGGATGCAGACAACATCATTTTCATGCACAAGCCTGAACCTGGAGACCAGTACATACACCCCGCGGACCGGGACAAGCTGGAAGGCTGGGAAATGATGCAGTTGAGGTATATCGCATTAAATCTTGCCAAGCAGCGCCAGGGCGATATTGGAACCGTACACTTGATATTCAACCCGGCTAAGATGACGTTCACTGAAATTGCGAGATAAAAGGAGATGGCAAACATGACACAAGAGCAGAAACTTGAAATCGTCAGGCTCAGGATGGAAAGAAAAACATACGCTCAAATCGGCGCGATCATGGGTGTATCCAAACAAAGAATACATCAGGTTATGGAGAACATCGTACCGAGGGGAAATAGGGCAAAGCGAGCCAATTGGATTTATCCTGCATTTGCGAAGTGGGTCCGCGAAGAGGGAACAACTGCTACTGCCCTGGCAAAAGAAATAGGAGTAGAGCCTGCTACGTTTACGGCGTGGATGACTGGGGCAAACGACATTAGGCTTAGATATATTAACAAGCTACTCGACTACACGGGGATGACCTTTGAAGAGGCATTCTCCACGAAGAGTGTGAACAATGGAGAGGAGGAATCGGATGTACAAATTGGATGATATCCCGATTGGAGCAGAAAACGCGATCTCACGCAAAGCACTAGCGGCGATTTGGAATTTGAGTGACAGAGAAACCAGACGCGTTGTGGCAGACCTGAGAACGATCGACGATGGCACGGACTACGTGATCGTATCCGTATCTCGCGGCAAGGGATATTACCGTACACAAGACATCGACCAAATTAAGCACTTCATAAACGAAATGATGAAGCGCATCAGAAATACATTTAGGGCCATTAGGGCCGCAAAGAAGATCCTGCGCCGGCTGGAACAGCTTCAGGAATACCAGGGCGCAAATCTGGAGGAACCAAACAATGGGTAAAGCTTCCCGAGACAAGGGTAAAAGGTTTGAACGCGATTTGGCCAACATTTTTCGAGAATACGGCTATGATGAAGCGCGGCGTACCGCACAATACTGTGGGAATACCGGTGATGCATCGGATGTGGTTGGGCTTCCTGGAATACACGTTGAAGCCAAGCGGCAGGAAAAGATGTATCTGTACGATTGGATTGCCCGAGCGGTACACGATGCAGACGCCGGCGGAAAGAAAGATTTACCTGCGGTTTTTCACAAGAAAAACAGGGCTGATATTCTCGTTTCGATGAGGTTAGACGATTGGATGCGCCTATATTGTGCATGGGAGGCCAGCCTCGCATTGAAGGGAGAGGAAACTAAAAATGGATAATCTTGTTTGGATTGTGCTCGCGTCAATGCTTGCGGGCGGTATCGTGGATAGGGTCTTTGCAAACAGGGAGTGGAAGAAGTTCTACGAAGGCCAAGATACCGTGCTTGAAATGAATGGCGCAATGCCTCCCGCGAGGCGCAAAGTGCCAGTAAACGAACGTACACCGAGATAAGCATCTAATGGGGGATATACAAAGGGAGGATAGGAACATGGGAGCTAGACGTTCTTTTAGCAGTGAAGAAATTGACGAAATTGTGCGAATGTATCGCAACAATATGAGCCAGCGCGATATAGCAAAAGCATTTGAGGTAAGCCAACCAACGGTAGGGTATTGGCTTAGGAAAGCTGGTATCTGCGTGGGCCGAGGCAATGGCCCCGGCAAGGGTGGCGTTGTTGCAAGCACTATACCCCGGTCGGAATACGTTGTCGAAGAACAGGCAGAAGTAGTGAGCCCGGAAATGGACGAACTTGCCAAGCGGAATGCAGCCAATGCATGTCTGTTGGTTGAAGACAGAAGCTACAGCCTGAAGGGACAGGTTGGAACTTACGAGGTTTCGATCAAGACCGGGTTCGTGGCACTGAAAATTGGTGAGACCATGCTTGAACTGGAGAAAGACAGGCTGGTTGTTCTGGCGGATGAACTGAAGGCACTGGCTAGGAATATGGCCGGCATGGAAGTCGGCTGCGAGATGTGGTGAGGAGGGCAACATGAAAGCATTTAAGGGATTCGAAAAAGATTTGACTTGCCGTGGTTTCCAATACGAAGAGGGCAAGACGTTTGAAATGGATAAGGCCGAATTGTGCAAAAGCGGTTTTCACGCATGCGAACGACCGCTGGATATTTTCGGTTATTATCCGCCCGGTTGTGGTTCCGTCTATCATGCCGTGGAATTGGATGATGTGTGTGATGTTCGACACAGCGATGACTCTAAGGTGTGCAGCAAGAAAATCACCATCGGTGCAAAGCTTTCCATTCGCGATTTGGTAAACGCACAGATTCAGTTTACCAAAGAGCGTTGCACGATGGAAAACACTGATCCTAAAACAGCGACCGCAGGCGATTCCGGTGCAGCGACCGCAGGCAATTACGGTGCAGCGACCGCAGGCGATTACGGTGCAGC